ATTCATTAGAAGATTGTTTTAAAAAGTTTCGTCCACGATCTGGAATTAATAAAGCAGTATACGGACCTGGTAAAAAATTACACCATTCTAATTCAAGCATGTTTAACAGACCTAGATATTATATGGCAGATAAAAATGACAAGTTTAAATATTGGACATCTTATCGAACAGACTCTGGCATAGCAAGGGGTATAGCAAACAAACTTATTAATGGACAACATTATATTGAAGATGCTGCACCATTTGTTGTTTATCAAAATGAAATACCAACAAACAGAATTGTTATAAAAATGCAAACAAATGTTGGTGGTATTGACCTAGGTCCATTTTCTAATTCTTCTGGTTCTTCTGCAGACTCCCTTTACGGGGCATCCAATCAAACAACTCCAGTAAAGTGGAAGGTTCAATATTTAAAGAATAATAGTTGGGTAGATATAATTAATTTTGATTCTGCAAGCACAAGATCAGATGGAACTAGGGTCATAAAGGAAGATGGTTATGTAGAGTTGGCTTATGGTCTTAAGGTTCCACAAAAATATAAAAATGTTTTTATACGTGCAGAAGAATATAATAATATATCATTTTTACCTGAAAAATCTATCAATGGTTATGCATATTTAATTAAACTAAACGACTCTGATATTGGAACATATCATATTTGGTTTGATAACAAGTGGGAAACATTTATTCCAGAATACGGATGGTACTTAGAAGAGGAGACTGTCAGCAGGCTGACAAACTTTGTAACAGATTTAACTAATCCAGTTTTATTTTCTTCTTCGGTAGATGGAAAAAATATTTATCGTGAGTTTGAATATATTAGCGGAATTAGAATAGTTGTAGATACAATGAATAAGGTAGACTCATCCTTCGATTTAATTGAAATGTCCCCACGATTAGTGGTAGATATATCAGATAAAACTACAAACTTTTCTGTAAAAAAGAGTGCATCAGATCTAGGAACTAGTGGCTTACCAGTAGGACAACTACTTGCATCTGTTGGAAATTTAATAATTTTTGATTATGATTCAGCGTTTAATGAAAATAATACCGATAGCATAATACATAAATATTTGTCAAATAATATTCAAATTAAGTTTTATGATATAGTTGTTGACGTAGATGGCTACGATTATTTTGTACCAATAAAGACTTTGTATTGTGATGGATTTCCAAAGTATAACCCAAATGATAGAAAGGTAACTTTAGAACTTAGGGACTTATATTTTTATTTTGAATCTATAACTGCTCCAGAAATGTTAGTCACTAATGTGTCTTTAAGTTATGCAGTATCTCTCTTATTAGATTCAGTTGGATTCTCTAATTATACCTTTAAAAGAGTTACGGGAGAAAAAGAGTTAATAATTCCATTTTTCTATATTGCTCCAGATAAAAGCGTAGCAGAAGTTTTGTCAGACTTAGCAATATCAACACAGACCGCAATGTTTTTTGATGAATATAATAATTTTGTAATGATGAGCAAAAACTATATGTTGCCACTTGAAACAGATAGAGGTATAGATTATACATTATATGGCTCAAATGATTTTGAAGATACTGGAGTAATAGAAAATAAAAACAAAAAATCTAAAATAACAAATATAGTAGATATAGTTTCTTCTGATAAGAATGTATTTAATGATGGAAAGATTAATTACAGCAGCAGATACATCCAACGTTCTTATGGAACTATTAAGCAGGCCAGTATGGTTGATAATGAGGTGGCTGCAAAAAATTGGATATACAAGCCCGCACTCTTATGGGAAATAACTGGCGATCAAACTTTAAGATCTATAAACGGAGAAGTTTCTAATCAATCATCATATAGTCTTTCCGCTATACCCTTAAACTCTGACCTCTCATCAGTAGTCCCATATGTATCAGGAAATAGACTAATTAATAATATTATAGATTTAGGAGAGGCTGTTTATTGGTTAGGAAGACATAACGGATATTTTTATGCTAATGGAGAAATAATTAGATTTGATGCAATTCAATATAATATTCCAGGTGCTGAAAAAATTATAGTAACAGAAGATACTAATGGAAGACCAATATTTAATACTCAAACTGTTGGCGCAATTGGAAATGTTTGGATTAGCAGTAATCAAGAATATCAAGACTATATGTCAAAACTAACATTTAACGGAAAGATATATCCAACAGGCTTGGTAAGAATATATGCTGAACCAAAGTATGAAGAAATAAATGGAATCACGGTGATGAAAAATGGAGAGGTATCCAGACATGGAAGAGGACAATTTGGAACTCCAGTAGTTGATCATAAGGCAGGTCTAGATTCCTACTGGTCAAATAATTTATACGTTCGTGGCTTTAATATGAAAAGCAAACATTTATTTGGATTAGTAGATGGAGACATTTTAACAAATGAGTCAATTTCAGAATTATCTTTAAGCACAAATACTGCAGGCGCAGACAACTCTAGAGCATTACAAAATTTAAGAACTGGAGTCATTAAAAATTTTATGTCTTCGTCATATACTAAGGAAACACAAAACAATACAATAAAATCAACACAAGCAGGCTCTGTTCAGTCTTCTGCATTAATTATGAGCGGACCATCTTTCAGCACAACCGAAACTCCAATTAACTTTTTATCTTATCAGTATAAGGCTCTTGATAATAAGTACAGGCATTTTGGAACTAGAATGAGGATAGTTGGAAAGGTTGAAGCAAGCGAAACTATAGGACAAACACCAATTAATGCTACGCCATACTACGTATTGCCTGGAAGTCAGCCAAGCCAAAGATTAAATATCTCTGGAGGTTCTGGAGGAATTGCTGTAATGGTAAATCCATCAACAAATGTTGGATATTATTTTGAAATAGTATCTTTAACAGAAAAAAATGTAAGCGAATATTCCTCAGAGTCTGATAGTCTTCACAATATATTATTTTATAAAATTTATTCAGATACAGAATCAAATGCTGTACCAATTAAACTATGGGGTGGATTTGGAAATATAATCGTAGATGATGGAAAATTTACTGGACAAAGTAGAATTATGGGAGAAGAAAATCCAACAGTATATGATCTTGCAGTTGAATATCAGGATATAGGATCTATTAGAAGATTTTATTTGTATATAAATAATAAATTAGTTAAAGTAGTCGATGACTCATCCCCTTTACCAATATACAATAACGTTGCCCTTTTTGTTCGGGGAGGATCAAAGTGTATGTTTGAAAATATATATGCACTAACCAATAATTATAGTCAAAATACAGTATTTGCATTAGATACACCAGTTAGCGCAGCCTTTGATGATAATGAAATAAATGCAAATGAGTCATTTAGAAAATATGCAATGTCTGGAATTGTTCAATCAACATATCTTTCTGGCATAAGTACTAATGAGCCACCTAAATTTAATATATATTTTGACGAATTTGGAACAATTATGAGAGAAGCAGCATATCTAAAAGTTAGATATGATAAGGCCTATCCAGCATTGTATGCTCAACTATCACCAACATTTAATAGAATTAAAGGATATACGGTCTCAGGATTCAGGGCTGGGTCCTATGGTGCTGAATTTTTAATATTTAATTCCACAGATACAGCATTAAACTTAGATGAAACAAGCGGAAATTATTTAAGAATCCAGGGTATAACATTTACTCAACAGTCTCAAAATGAACTTAGCGTTGATAATTATTTTGCTAAAAATAGTAATTTTTCTGATCCAGTTATAGGAAAGGATAATTTAATTGTTTCACCTTTTAGAGCACAGCAAGATTACGATAAGTTAAAAACAAGCAGACTGACTTACGGAAAAAAAGAGTTTTCATTGAATCCATCATACATTCAATCAGAAGATGATGCTAGAGAACTAATGTCTTGGATTATAAATAAAATTATGAAACCAAGAAAAAGCATTGGAGTAAAACTTTTTAGCACTCCAATAGTTCAACTTGGCGATATTGTCAATATCGAATATAAAGACTCTGATGATAAAAATATTGTTGCTTCTGATAATAGTAGATTTGTTGTGTATAATATAGACTATCAAAAAGATTCTTCAGGGCCTTCTATGACCCTGTATATGAGCGAGGTGTAATATGGTATATTTTGATTCTAGTGGCAGAATAGTATATGATGATTACCCCAAAACACCAGATGTAAACATGACCTGGAAGCCAGGAACACCAGTTCCAAGCGAAGAGGCTCTGAATTCCTATTTAGACTCTATAACTGGATTAAATGCTACGCCAGACGATCCTGACATTATTAAATTATTGCAACAAGGCAATTCTGATGTTAAACCAGCGACACCAGACATTGTGTTATTTAATGATGACATAGTTCCAATAGAAATAATGACTGATCTTATTTTTGAAAATATTGGAGGACAAGAACTAATAAATATAGTACGATCAGACTTGGTAAATGGACAAAGCGTTTTGTATCAGCCAATTAAAAATTTAAGTAACGTGTATTTTCAGTATAATCCTCAAAATATTTTAGGATTACAAGACATAGATTCTAATTATTTTAAAAAATTTCCAATCAATTTCAACAGTAAAATACCAGAATGCGGGACTGGCCCAGACTGCTCTATAGTTTATATAGACCCAAATACAGGTGATTTAGTTATAAATGTTATTAATTTAGCCAGAGACGAGCAGGTAGAGGTGTCTATAATTTCTGATGGCATAGTCTTAGATGATACAATATACGGAGTGATACCATGATAACAAATACAGGTAAAAGCATTTTAGCAAAGTACTTAATAGGTCAGGCTCCAGCCTATGCCTCATATGTCGCAATTGGGTGTGGCGCACAACCCTTAGCAACAAACCAAGAGTTTGGAGATTACTCTAATAAAAAGGCTTTAGATTTTGAAATGTTTAGAGTGCCCATAACATCAAGAGGGTACGTTAGCGAAGATGGAATTAATAAGATTGTATTAACAGCAGAACTTCCTACAGACGAAAGATATGAGATTTCTGAGGTTGGAATATTTTCAGCAGGTGCTAATCCTTCTGCAGGTGCATATGACAGCAGATCTTTATTTGCTTTTACAGTTAATGAAAATTGGGAATATCATACAGCAGAAACGTCTATTGCACTTCCAGTAATTTATGAGCCATTAGATGGCGAAGCAAATGATAATTTAATAAATCAAACAGATTTGGTATTTCAGACAAACTCAGATAACAGACTATTTACTAATACGAATCGAATTTCTAGATATGAACGTGCTAGATTTTTTAATAATATAGTCATGATGCGTGGAGACACATCCGAATTAAACGTATCTGGCGGTCAACTAGAGGTGGGAACTAATACAAATCACATACATTTACTAGGAACTGGATTAGACTTTAATAAGAACGCCCCAACAGATCAAATAAAATTAGCATTTAGCGTTATAAATAAAGATCCAGACCCATCTATTGTCCCAGAGGAAGTAAGAATATTATTGGAGTTTGCAGAAAGCGATCAGCCTGGAGTTGGAGAGTGGGCACGGTTTGAAGTAATAATGTCTTCTGAAGACTATAATTTTTCAAATAATAGATATTATGTAATAACAAAAGAGTTGCAAGAATTACATAAGAGCACTGGATTTACATGGAATAATGTTAGTATTGTAAAAATATATACTACTATTATTAACAATGGTGCGCCATCAGAAGATTTTTATATTGGATTAGATGCCGTTAGATTTGAAAATATATCAACTACAAATCCAGTATATGGATTAACTGGATATACTGTATTAAAAAATACAAATGCAGAAACAGTAATTAAAGCAGCAAATACGACAAATTATATAGAGTTTAGATTTGCAATGGATGTGCAATAATGACAGTTCCAGATCAAGGAATTAAAAAAATAATTATACCAAAATCAAAGTTGCCTGGATTTTTTGGAGATAGTCGTCAATATGTTTTACGATATAGGTTTATTTCTGAAGACAAAAATAGAACATCTCACTGGTCTCCAGTATATAAAATTATAGCAGAAGATACCCCTACTGAAATTTTAAATAGTATAATAATAGATACAGCAAGCAGAGTTGTCAATATAGCGTGGGAGCCACAACAAAACATAGAGGAATATTACATATATGTAAAGTGGAATAACGGAGATTGGCAGTATTATGCAAAAACATCACAAACAAATTATTCAATCGTATATGGCATAGATAAACAATATATAAATATTGCTGTTCAGCCAAAGACAATACCACTAGAAAGATTTATTGGATCAGAACTATTTGAAAACGAGGGCAGTCTGATATAATTAGACAGGAGGAATAATGGCAAAAATACCACTACCAGAATTAGGTCAACCGTTAGATGTGTCATATATCTATCAGTTAGCAAATGCAATTAATGAGTTATCTTTGCAAGTGTCCCCAGCAATATATAAGTATGTTACTGTAGATGTTCCAAATGGAGTTCAACAAAATGCAAAGGCATCTGAAACTAGAATAATCGCAGGATATGCAGATGTTGTAAAAAGTGCAAATCAAAGTGTTGGAAGTCAGCAACCATTTACGTATAACTTTCCAGCGGACTTTAAATTTGCTCCTATTGCCACAGCAACACCAGTAAACATTGGCGGTACAGAAGCAGGCAAGAATGTCTCTGTGGTAATTAAATCTATAACAACATCTAAAATAGATGGTATTGTTAATTTTAATTCTACTGGAGATGTTTCAATCGGCGTTAATTTAATTATCGTCGGCATACCTAATTAATGATTAAATGCAAAAAATGTTCAAGAAATATGATGATAGACAGAGTCTACAATTCTATTCAGCATCTAGAAATATTTTGTTTCAATTGTGGTTCACGAAGGTTTTTCCATCCGCCATCAGAATCAGACGAGGGTAAATGGCTACTAGGAAAGGAAATAGAACGAGCGAAGAGTACAATGGCGCCCCTGTAATTCCTGGAAATAAAAAAGTTTGGTTTTTGAACGGGGACCTAGTTAGAATTCACCATTTAAACAGATCTAATGGTATTATGTCTGTTTACAATATTACAAAAGATAGAATAGAAAGTTGTCTTATTGGAGAGTTTAAAAATAAAAGAGAACGTGCCTACACAGTTGGAGAAACTGCAGATCTTGTTAATAGACATAAAAAGTATATGCCATCTTTAATGAAGCGTGGAGTTATACCATTCCCAACTGGATCACAAAAAGGTGGAGCACGAGGTTGGCAAGTTAGATCTTATTATTCAGAATCACAAGTAAAAGAGATTCGTGATATACTGGCAACGTATCATATAGGTAGGCCAAGAAAAGATAATTTAATAACAAATGATATTACGCCCAGCAAGGCTGAGTTGACACGTAGAATGGGCGATGGTATACTTACTTATACGAAGACTGAAGATGGTAGGTTTATACCTATTTGGTCAGAATCAATATAACAGAAGGGTATGAAATGGAAGATACAAAAGTATCTGTAACACTTGGATATACACACAACCTTGGAAATTTTCAATCACTTAGAATAGACCTTGGTGTAACAGATTCAAAGCGTGAGGGTGAAAATACAGATCAGGCATTTGAGCGAGTATATCAGTTTGTAGAAAAAAAGTTAACTGAAAAAGTTAATGAGGCAAAGGCAGAAATAGAAGAAAGCAACTAGTATGACTGACAAACAGAAGCGTTTGGCTCTGTTAAGTCGGTTTGATAAACACTATAAGTTTAAACTAGGACAGAAGCCACAGTACAATAAGTGGATTGAGCAGTGGTCTGCTGATGCCTTAATAGAATCATACGGCATGGATTTATGCTATGAATTGCTTGAGTATTATTTTGATATAACAGACAATCCAACATGGAATCATTTTGCCTATATCGCCCATGATATACTAGAAAGAAAACAAGAGCATGATAAGGATATTTCAGATCGTGCAGAGCGTAGGAAGAAAGCAAAAGCGTGGCTAGATGAGTAATTCAGAATCTAAGTTAATTTCGGCAGTATTGCAAGACAAGCAAGCGCATGTTCTTTTACAGGCAAATATCGAAGGCATACTTAAGACCCACGTTGATGTTTGGCAATTTATCAGAAAATACTATGAGCATAATGGAACAGTTCCACCAGTTAATTTAGTAGTAGAAAAATTTAGAGACTTTGAACCAGTACAAGGTGTTGGTGCAACAAAGCATCATCTTGAAGAATTACAGGCTGAGTATCTTACAAATAGCCTAAAAGATATTTTAAGGTCTGCTGCTACAGATGTTCAATCAGGCTATGGAGTTGAGGCATTAGAATCTTTAATATCAAAAACATCAGAACTTAGAAAAAATACTGCAGCAATTCGTGATATTGATGTAACAGATTTAGATTCAGCAATTGCATATTTTGAAAACTTAAAAAAGCAACAAGAGTCTGGTGCTCTTGGAATTAAAACTGGACTTCCAGGTTTCGATAACTATTTACCGTCTGGAATCATGCCAGGGCAGTTAGGAGTGTTCCTTGCATATCCAGGCATAGGAAAGTCATGGCTGTCTCTCTATTTCGCTGTACAGGCCTGGAAACAGGGTCGTAGCCCAATGATCATAAGTCTTGAGATGTCTGAAACTGAAGTTCGTAACCGTGTATTTGCAATTATGGGAGAGGGCGTTTGGTCACATCGTAAGTTAAGTGCTGGACAGGTTGAACTAGATATGCTAAAGTCTTGGCATACTAAAAATGTATCTGGTAAACCAGAGTTTCATATTATTTCAAATGATACAGGTGGTGACATTACACCATCAGTTTTGCGAGGAAAGATTGATCAATACAAGCCAGACTTTGTTATTGTAGATTATTTACAGTTAATGTCTCCTAACCAAAAGTCTGACAACGAAACTATTCGTATGAAAAATCTATCTCGTGAATTAAAACTAATGGCAATTGCAGAAGAGGTTCCAATTATTGCTATCTCGTCTGCTACACCTGATGATGTTACTAAACTTGAAACCGTGCCAACACTTGGTCAAACTGCATGGTCTCGTCAGATTGCCTACGATGCAGACTGGGTACTTGCGCTGGGTAGAGGAAATAATAGCGATATTATTGAATGTGTATTTCGCAAGAATCGTAACGGCTTTATGGGGGAATTCTTGGTTCAGGCTGATTTTGACAAGGGATACTATAGATATAAGGATTATGAAGATAAGTCAGTATAATATGTTCCATGGAAACGTATCAACACAAACCTATAAAAAGGTTTGGACTAGATGGAGTAATACATGATGACTCAGCCATATATAGGCTGCAGCAAGAATATGTTAAACTTCTTGTATCAGAAATGCGATTATCTGGCTATGTCCCAAGATTTGATATTGATCCACAATTTACAATCAGTTATAATGAAAATAAAAA